CTCAGCAGTTACTAGATTAAACGAAGCTTCTTGTTGTATTTTAGCTGGTCGTTCTTTTAAAGTTAAATCAAAAATATCTCTTGCTTTCTTTAATGCAATCTGATCTAATTCTTGGTTAACTGATTTAATGAATACAGGAGAAATTTTAGGATCATTAAGCAATGGTTTTAATACTGTTTCTTGCATATGCTTAAATACAATATCATACGCTGCACTAAAATCCTTTACATTTTCTACTTTTTCTTTTAATTCAAAAAACGTTTTATACTTAGTTTTAAACTTATACTGCTCTTCCATATTAGCAGTATCATTAAAACCTTTTAGACTTTCCCAAGATGGAACATCATAAGTAATATCAGTACTAGCTGACCAGTCAATAAATCGTTGTTTTTGGTTTTCAATATCAATTGTGGTATTAACTTTTGTACTAAGACCAGTAAACCAATCATTGTTTTCTGCTGATGGATATTTCTTAAGGTAAATAGTATTAAATTCTTGAATTAATTCGTTTGTTTCAGATCTACCTTTATTAACTGGTTGTCGTTTCCAGGCATTGTATTCTTTTTCATATCTGGAAGATTCATATTGATTTCTTGCTGTAGTTGAAGTCCAATTTTTAGCAATTTGATTATCTAATTGTTTTTTCCAAGTTTTACCTAAAACTGGTGTCCAAACACTTTGCATATACTTATCATATTCGTCTTGTTTTTGATCTGGTGTAAGATCTTCTTTATTCCCTAACTCTTCAACAAAAACCTCAGCTTGCTTGATTTTATCTTTTTCAATACTACTTGAAATTTCACTAAAGTTTGAAATTCCTTTTTGAACTCCTCCAGCAATTTCTGCTAATGCTCCATACATAGCAGCTTCACTTGAAGGGCCTATTTGCTGTGCAGCCTCACCTAATTGAAGTTTTCCACCAATAAAAGAACCTTGTTGAAATTCTGGTTGAATTGCAACAGGTTCTACCGAAGGAGCAATTGGATTAACGTTTAATAAACTCTGAATATCTACTCTTGACATTAAATACTCCTTTATGGATTAGTTGGGGTTGGGGGTCCTACAAATTCGGTTGGCTTATATCCTGATAAAGCTGCCCCACCAATAGCACCGCCAATTTGAACTAAACCAGAAATCATACCACCTGTTTCTGCATAGGAAGGATCGCCAAAAATTGGTTCAGCGTCATACAATTGTATATTAGGCATGTAGATATTTTCTGTCATTTGTGACATAGCATTTCTTGTCTGTCTATCTACATTTGCCCGTTCTTGTTGTGCATTGTAGGCAATCATACTAGAGTTTTTTAAAGCATCTAAAGCTTGCATAGACGCTAAACTAGCATACATTCCACTTGATGCGGATATTCCTCTGTTTAATAATGCATTAGCTAAACTTGCTCTTTGTTGTTCTACTTGTTTTGAAAGTTGGTTTTGTTGAAAACCTGTTTTATAGTTTATAGCTTGTTTTGCTTCCCATTCATTTTCCCAAGCAGATTTCATGATTGCACTATTTCGTTTTAATTGCTGGGCAAATTGATAAGCTGATTGGAATTGTTCTCTAGAATTATTGATTGTTTTTTGAGAATTAGCCTGCATCCAATTTCTCATTGCTTGTTCGTTTTGCTGTTGAATTGCTGCTGCTTGGGCTTTTCCACCAAAGATTGATTGCAAACCACCAGCAACCGCAGACCCAATAGCCAACATTGTCATTGGTTCCATGTGTTACTCCTTACCAGCCCCACTGGCTTTTACGATTTTTAGGTTTTTGATTAGTAGCAACAACCCGTGTAGCACCACTAGTTGGAGCGTAGTCACTGGCTCTAAAATTATTAGCCCAGTCCTTGACTCTTTTTTCCCATTCTTTCTTCTTGATATCCTCAGAAGCTTTTTCTGTATCTACAGACATATGGGACTTATAGTACTCAACAGCCGCAGCAAGCACATCCACCCTATCGTCGTGCTTTAGGGCTCCTCGACCCCTATGGAGTCTTGTTAATTGAATCTGGTTCTCTTGATTCTTAGCTGCTTTTCTAGCTAGAACCAACCTATGCATAGCCATTACAGGCTCTAAAGTAGATATAATTCTTAATTCCTTTTGACCTGTGACTTTATATTCTTCTACTCCAACCTGATGAGAACAATTCTTCATTAGGTATGGAATAAGAACTTTAGTAAACAAACCATCACCAAAGTTAGATTCTACTCTGACTAAAGGTAATTGATATTCATTTACAATCTTAGCTATTTTATTTAAAGTTGTATCATCATAGCCACCTTGGATACCAAGTAACTCATGTATAAACACAGTACCACTTAGGGCAGAGGCTACACATAAGCCAGTCTCATCAGTACCTCGGCCACTAGGGTCTATACATAGGTGGCTATGTTGATATTTAAGATAATTATTACTAATGTACATAGGTTCTGGGATTAAATCACCAGAGATACCAAAGTTAGGCATATCTTTCATAGGATTCTGCCCCTGCCATACAATCTTATCTGGACCGATTTCAGGATCTAGATCCATGACTATTAGATCTCTAAGCTTTAGGGGATATCTATCTGCGTCAGCCAAGGAGGTTACTAACTTGTACTGCAAGGCGTAATGACTAGGGCCGATTTTAGCCCGTCTGGCGGCTAGGAGCTCTCGGTCGAACCGTTCGGGCTGGGTAGCCTCCCCTGGCTCCAGATCCAATCCTAGGACCCAGGGAGCCACATCCTCCATCTCGGCTGTATTCATAGGATCAGGAACCTCGGCTGGGTACTTGATCATTGGATAGGATTCCTTAAGAACATTGTATACAGAATCTTGGTAGTGGGGTGTACCTAGGAAGATAACCCTAGAGGTTTGATTTCTAATAGATTCTAGTTCTGCCAACTTCTTAAGCAAAGTTTCTTTGCCTACTGGAGTTTCATTTTTACCAGCAATCTCAATGTCATCTAGAACTACACGGTCAGCGTGTAGACCTGTGATCTGTCCTGTAATGCCTCGGGCAGCACAGTTTAGATCTTGTGTAAACTTGGTTCTAACTGCTAAGTTAAAACCAAGGGCATTATCTTTATCCTCATCCCTAGGAACCATATACTTGCAATATGGAACTACAGATAGGATCTTTCTAGCCTGAGATACGAAGTCAATAGCCTTGCCTTGGGTATTTGATAATACTAGGAAGGTTAGATTAGGGTCCTTAAGCCATTCCCAGCTGGCTAGGCAAGCAGTAATGGTAGATTTACCAGTACCTCGTCCTGCGGCTATAATGGCATCTCTAGGGCCTTCTTGGATCTCACGGGCTAGTTCATATTGAATTTGGGTAGGTTCCCCAAGACCAAGATGCTTAAAACAAAAGTACAAATGGTTTCTAAAATCATCAATAACTTCTTGGGGAACTTTCATCAATATGCTGCTTTCTTAATCTTGAATGGTACGGCATCCTTCATGGCTGCTTCTACGGCTTCAATAGTCTCACTTGGAATGGTATTAACCTTATCCTTGTGGTCACTTAGGACACCACGGACTACGGTATATAGACCTGGTGTGCGTCTATCAGGATCGTTTAGATCGCTGATTAGACAATCTAATAGTTTATCCTGCATGTCATTTAGTTTTTCTTTCATTTCTTTATTAACTCCCTATTGTCATTTACAAATGAAGGCGGTACACAGTACCATCCTTCGGGTAGGTGAACTTGGTGATTACTTAGGATCCATTGTCCCTGCTGTAGAGTATATACTCTTACAGAAGAATTAGGTCCTAGGCGGATTGGACTGTCCTCTGGAATGAAGACTGTCCTGCTCCCGCAACCACTCATCAATCCTAGAACCAGCACGGCGAAGACGGTCACGATCAATATCAGCATCAACGGCAATCGTCCCTGCTTCAATTCTTTTAAGTAATGCATCTATAATTCCTAAAGCTAATTGTGCTAAAAATTTATCAAGCATTTGGGGTTGTTGGTTGAGTTGGAGCAGGATCTACGGTCTTAGCGTCCTTAGCTAAGATAAGACCAACACCAGCAATAACAGCAGCAATAGCTGAACCAAAGTCAGCTACAGTTGCAGGATCGCCATCAAACATAGCAGTAAGAACACTACCAAT